TACCTATACGGCAGCTCCACCAGAATGGCAAAAGTGGGAACAAAAGACTGGATTTACAATCCAGCAAGCAGAAGAAAAGATTGGCATTTCTGATCTCTTATTTCTAGCCTATAACTCAATGAAACGAGAGTTAGCCGGCAAGCCGGTCAAGTCTTACGAGATTTGGTGTGAAGGCGTTGCAGATATAGGAGCAGGGAACGCAGACCCAAAAGTTACGCCGTCGGAAGTCTCAGCCGAATAGTCCTTGAGCTTGCAATAGCCACAAAGATTCCGATGAGCGAATGGACGACGGCGGAGCAGATTCTTACGGCCTTTGAGATATTGGAGCAGCAACATGGCGGATGACTTTCAAGTCGCTTATGATAAATCCGACTTGCGTCGTGTTACTGCCGCATTCAAAGCAATGGATGCAGAAGCTGTTGCTCAAGCCAAAGTGGTCAGCGGCGGCTTAGCCACATACGTTCAAGGCAAGATTGTTCAAGCGGCTGCTGGTCGCCCTAATGATGCAGCCAACAGAATTGCCTCCGGCTCGCGTGTCTCTAAATCTTCCAAGATTGGAGAATTGTCATTTGGCTTTGTCAGTCAAAAATTCTCCGGCGGTGGCACAACTCAACAGCTTTGGGGCGGTTACGAATTTGGATCAAACAAGTTTAAGCAATTTCCAATCTGGTCGGGTAGTCAAGGCCGTGGTTCTAAAGGCTGGTTTATATATCCGACTCTGCGAGCCGAGCAGCCAAATATCATTGCCAAGTGGGAAAATGCTTTCACTGAGATACTGAAGGAGTGGTGATGGCTGGACAAAGTAGAACGCTCAAACTCTCAATTCTGGCTGATGTAGATCAACTAAAAAAATCGCTAAACACAGCCAATAATGACGTCGAAAGCTCAAGCTCTAAGATTAGCGACTTTGGCAAGAAGGCTGGATTAGCATTTGCAGCCGCCGGCGTAGCTGCTGCTGCCTATGCTGGCAAGCTGCTCATTGATGGCGTTAAATCAGCCATTGCCGATGAAGCTGCACAAGCTAAATTGGCTACAACTCTCAAGAATGTAACAGGTGCAACTGACAATCAAATTGCGGCAACTGAAAAATATATTCTCCAGACATCTTTGGCCAACGGAATCACAGACGACCAATTGCGTCCATCGCTGGAAAGATTGCTCAGAGCAACAAAAGACGTAGCCGAATCACAAAGACTGCAAACCTTAGCTCTTGACATTGCAGCCGGTTCAGGCAAGTCTCTGGAGGCCGTATCTAACGCGCTTGGTAAAGCCTATGAAGGCAATTCAGGCGCATTGGCTAAATTAGGCGTTGGCTTATCCGCGGCGCAGCTTAAGACCATGAGCATGGACGATGTCACCAAAGCCTTGGCCACAACTTTTGGCGGTCAAGCTGCTGAGAAGGCAGACACATTTGCAGGCAAGATGGATCGTCTCAAGGTCGCATTTGATGAGGGCAAAGAGACAGTCGGATCATTTGTTCTTGATGCCATTACGCCCATGGTCAATAAATTTGTCAATGATGTCGTTCCAGCCATTCAACAATTCGCCGAAGAAATCGGGCCAAAACTTCAGCCTGTAATCAAATTCCTAGGCACTTATATTCAAGAAGTGTTACTGCCAGCATTCAAAGCCATTTGGGGATTCATCACAGATTTCTTGGTTCCGATATTTTCGGCAATTCTTGTTCCGGCCATTGAAGGATTGCGTAGTGCATTCCAAAAGGTTCAAAAAGCGGTTAGCGATAACACAGATGAATTAAAACCATTTCTTGATTTTATGAAATCAGTTGCAGAATTTGCCAGAGATACTTTGGCTCCAATCTTTGGCGGTGCTTTGAAACTAGCTTTTAACGCCATTGGTCTAATTGTCTCTGGTCTTGTCACCGGCTTTGCCAATCTTGTCTCAGGCATTGCAAAAGTGGTCAATGCAGTCAAGGCATTCATTAAACTCATGACAGATAATCCAGTCACACGATTCTTTGGCGGCGGCGATAACTCAAAAGGATTAAGAGTGGGCGGTGCAGATATTGGCGGAGATATGGGCGACCCATTTGGCAGCGGCGCAAGCGGCGGAACGCCAACATTTGGCGGAGGCATTGATCCACGAACTGCCAGCGGCGCACCATTAGAGGCATATTCTCCAGCAATGCAAGCTGCTATTTTAAGACGCGAACAACTTAAAGCTGAGACTGAACGCCTACGCAATGCCAGAGAATCAGCTGCAAATGCACGATTGGCGGCGACTGGTGGTCTTTCAACAGCCGAAAGAATTGTAATCAATGTTAATGCTGCATCAATTATTGACGAAGAAGGATTTACTCGAGCAATCAATGACGCACAGAACAACAGTTTTTTTAGAGGTACCGGTGGTGCAACTAATCTGGTGGGAATTTAATGACAGTCTTTAATCCAGTATGGAAAGTCACAATTGGTGGCGTCGAATATCAAACTGCCATCTTGTCGAATCTGACTATCACATCTGGGCGAACTAATATCTATGAGCAGGCTCAAGCCGGATACACCAACATTGAACTTATCAATTTGGATCAATCAAATGTGATTATTGGAATCAATGATTCATTGACCATTGAGCTGCAAGATTCCACAGCTACATTCGTTCCAATCTTTGGCGGTTCAGTTGTAGAGGTTGGCATATCAGTAGCCGAATTGGGAAACATTGATTATGCCCAGAGGGTTAAGATTATTGCCCTGGGAGCTTTGTCTAGATTGCCAAAGGCTTTGACCAATGGTGTGTTAAATCAAGATTTTGATGGCGACCAAATTTACACAATTCTTTCACAACTATTATTTGCGCAATGGCAAGCTGTTCCGGCAGCTTTAACATGGGCAACCTATGATCCGACAACGCAATGGCAAGACGCAGAGAACACCGGATTGGGTGAGATTGACCGGCCGGGAAATTATGAGCTTGCAGCTCGTTCATCAAATAGAACAGACATTTATTCTCTGGTTGTAGATTTAGCCAATAGTGGCGTTGGTTATATTTATGAGAATGCTCAAGGTCAAATCTCTTATGCCGATTCGACACATCGCACAAATTATTTGGCTGCCAATGGGTACGTCAATCTTTCAGCAAATGAGGCTCAAGGCTCTGGGCTGAGCATCCAGCAGCGCACCGGCGACGTTCGCAATACAATAACGCTCAAATATGGCGCAAATTCGACGTCCGAAGTTAGTGCAACAGATACAACATCGGTTGGACTATATGGCCAATTGGCTCAGATATTTACGACAACAGTCAAACATTCAGCTGATGCCCAAGATCAAGCAGATTTCTATTTAGCTCTCAGGGCATTTCCTCAATACAATTTCAATCAAATCAGTTACCAGCTTACAAATCCAGAAATTGATGATGGCGACCGAGATTCACTTATCAACGTGTTTATGGGTATGCCAGTAGCAATTGCCAATTTGCCGCTTAACATGTCCGCCGGAACGTATTTGGGTTTTGTTGAAGGCTGGACGTTTCAAGCCGCCTACAATGAAATTGGCGTCACATTGAATCTTTCGCCACTAGCGTTCTCTCTTCAAGCCATGAGATGGAACGACGTGTCGATTGTCGAAACATGGAATTCAGTATCACCTACATTAGACTGGGAACACGCGATTCAGGTCGCCTAAGGAGAAAACATGAGCAATCCAACAACCAACTTTGGCTGGCAAATGCCTACGCCGACAGATTTAGTCACAGACTTGCCCGCTGACTTTGAAGTCTTTGGACAAGCTGTTGATACTGATTTTGTGGATTTACTTGGCGGCACGACCGGTCAAGTATTATCCAAGACTTCTAACACAGATTTAGACTTTACGTGGATAGAACAAGACGATTCAACTTTGGCATTCAATGCACAAACAGGCACAACTTATACATTGGTTTTAGCTGACGCAGCAAATAAATTGGTGACCACATCAAATGCATCAGCTGTAACTGTCACTATTCCATCTGGAATTTTTGCGGCTGGGAATCAAATAAACATTCAATCAATTGGTGTTGGTTTAACAACCATTTCAGGCGGTGCTGTGACTATCACCTCAACAGGTGCAAGTGCATCAGCTCCGATTCTTAGAGCGCGTTATTCTGCATGCACAATCATTTGCACTGCAAGCAACGTCTTTACTATTGTGGGCGATTTGGCATGACACCAATTCTAGGAATTTTAGCAAGCGGCATTTCTGGACATTTAAGCGTCGCGTTTTCGGCTGATTATTTGGTTATTGCCGGCGGTGGTTCAGGTGGATGCAGCACAGCTGGAAACTCCTACGCAGGTGCGGGCGGAGGCGCGGGTGGTTACAGAGCAAGCACTTTATCTCTTTCGACTTCAACAAATTATTCCGTCACAATTGGTGCAGGTGGCCCAGCTACAAACACTTCTACATCAGCAGGTTCTAATTCTGTTTTTAGCACAATTACTTCCGTAGGCGGTGGATTTGGTGCCGTTGGAACTTTAGCTGCAAATGCTGGTGGAAATGGTGGTTCAGGCGGTTCGGGAACAAACACTGGCGCAGCTGGTACAGCAACAGCCGGTCAAGGTAACAACGGCATTGCATCAAGCGTGTCATTTGGATCATCAGCAGGCGGCGGTGGTGCCGGTGGTACTCCGCCACAGGTCACTAATACGAACGGCGGAAACGGCGCAGCAGGTAGTAGCAGCTCAATTACTGGCACATCAATAGAACGCGCAGGCGGTGGCGGCGGTGGCGGTTATCAAGGCGGTTTAGCAAGTGGAGCAACCGGCGGTGGTGGCGCAGGCGGAGCAGGATTGACACCAATACCCGCAGCAGGCACAGCTGGAACGGCTAACACCGGCGGTGGCGGCGGTGGCGCAGGCTCAGGTGGAGCGTCAAGCAACGCAACTTCTGGTGGAAATGGTGGTTCTGGTGTTGTAATTCTTAAATATCCAGACACACGCACAATTTCATTTGGAGCAGGAGTGACGGGCACAGAAAGTGTTGCAGCTGGTGGATTCAAGCGAGCAACAATTACTGCTGGCACGGGAAATGTGAGTTGGACATAATGGCACATTACGCATTTATTACAGATAATTTAGTGACTGAGGTCATTGTCGGTATTGATGAGAATCAAACTATTGAAGGTTTAGAGCCAGAAATTTGGTATTCCAATTTTAAGGGTCAATCGTGCAAGCGTACTAGTTACAACAGCAAAATAAGATTTCACTTTGCAGGCATTGGATATTCATACGATGAAAACCTTGACGCATTTATTCCTCCAAAATGTCACGGAGAAGCGACTTTAGATCAATCAAATTGCACATGGATTTGCTCCAATGCTTATCACACTCAAATTGATTCATTGCCAATGGTTGTAGATAATGCTGGACTCGACTAACTATCCAGAAGGCACACTGCCGCGTCTGATTCAGGTCGCGCTTGCCGAGGTTGGCACAGCTGAGACTGGGAACAATGAGACAAAATACGGCAAATTTATGAAGGCCGACAAGCTGCCATGGTGTGGGTCATTTCTCAATTGGTGCGCAGACCAAGCCGGCGTCAAATTGCCGAACGTTGTCAGTACCAAAGCAGGAGCTGAGGCATTCAAGAAAAATAAGCAATGGCATGACACACCAAAGATTGGTGATTTCGTGTTCTTTGATTTTATTATCGATGACAAGATTACAATTAACCATGTGGGCTTGGTTATTCGCTGTTCGGAAAAGCAAATTGTTACAATCGAAGGCAACACTAGCAGTGGTTCAAATCAAAGAAATGGCGGTGAAGTGATGGTCAAGTCACGCACCTTGGGAGCGCGATCATTTGTTGTGGGATATGGCCGTCCGGCTTATGTCTCATTTACCGGTGATTTACCGGATAGACCCAAAGGAGAGAAATAATGGAACAAGCAAAAGCAATGCTGGCATCATGGCTGAGAAGCTCTGTTGCAGGTGCGCTGGCCGTCTATATGACGGGCAATCAAAATCCAAAGGATTTGGCATTGGGCTTAGTAGCTGGCCTTGTGCCGGTCTTAGCTCGCTGGGCTAATCCCAACGATGCGGCATTTGGTAACAAGAAGTGAGTGTCGGCGAATGGACGGCAGTGGGTGGTCTTGTTCTTGCGGTGCTGACTGCCATCTATTCGTCAATGAGATTCATGGTGAAGTCGATCATGAGGGAGCTACAACCCAATGGGGGCAACAGTCTCAAGGATCAAGTGAGCAGAATTGAGCAAAGGCTCGACACATTGATTCTTGAAATGGCTCTGAAGAAGTAGCCGACACGCCGATTCTCAGGCGGGAATCTTGAATTTGTCGGTCATGCGTGTCACTCTGTAATTCGGGAGCTGGTTCGCAGCTCTCAGAATCGGGAGCAAAAAATGACAACAAGTGAAATTGGGCTATTTGTCCTCATGGCAATAGCTTGCATTCTGTGGGCAATTTGCAGTTATGCAGTCGGATACAAAGAAGGCCACAAAGACGGCTACCAACGCGGCAAAGCGGTCGGCCGTCACGCATCATCTAAGGCGGTGCGGTAATGGGGTTCTTGGACGGCTACGAAGCCGCTCGCGCCCGAACAGATCGCTGGCTTGCAACTTATCCAGCCGGACGCATTGAGACACGGATTGTGCAATTTGATGCTGAAAAGGGATTTGTGCTGGTTGAAGCCAGAGCATTTCGCCAGTCA